GTTTTCTTGTGCCTCACCTGCACTAATTTTAAGGTCATCTAATTTTGACCCAAAGGTGCCTGTGGCTCTTTGTGCAGCCCCACCAAACTTAAGAGTCAAGTAATCTGTTATGTCAGCCAATCCCATTTCTTCGGCTGTGACTGCATTGAAACCTAAACCTAATTGGCCTAAAGCTCTAAATTGTCCTCTATTGGCTTTGCCTAAAGCATCTGTAACTGTGAGTAAATCAATTCCTGCGCCTTTACTTGTGTCAATGGCGACACCTAGTAAATTCTGTGCTTTGCCTAAATTACCTGTTGATATAATCAAATTATTTAAGGCAGGTGTTAATTCATCCTCAGTAATGTTTGTAGCTGTTTGTAGATCTGTAATAAAAGTCTTTACGCTGCCTAAAGATCCAAGCTCATTGATTGAGGTAAGAGATTGCTCTATAGATTTGTCTAATCTTTCCTGCTCAAGTGCAGCTCTTACAGATGATTTTGCAAGTCTGTCCAGAGCATAAGCGGATGCAATGCCAGCGGTAACTAAAGCGGCTTTTGTTGCAAACTTGCTTGAGGCTATAACCTTGTCAAAGCCTTTTAACTCTTTAGTGGCTCTTTGCAAACCCTTTTTATCAAACTTAGTAAGAAAGTTAATTACAACATTTTGACTTAGAGCCATTAGTTACCTCTAAATGTTTGCGCTAGATATTTGTTGATAACAGTTTGTATGCCGGCTAAAGCCTGCTCACCTTTTTGAGCTGTAGCTTTGTAAATGACTCTTTTGCCTTTGCCATCTCCGGCAATTGCGCCATGAGCTTGTGAAACTTTGCGAATAAATCCTTCACTAGCATTAGGGTTACGGCTAACTCGCCTTGTTTTACCTCTACTCCTAGCAGTACCGCCGCCTGTTAATTCAAAAATGATTCCCGGTACTGATTTATTTACTAAAGCCAAAGCTGTTACCTCAAAATCAGTACCCCTGCCTCTTTGCACTTTAACCTTTGCACTTGTTATCTGTATGCCAGCGACAGCATCCGCTTGTGACCATTGCCATCTTGACTCATTAGTTTTGCCGTAAGTGCGACCTCTATGGTCTTGGTCAAAAGCCCACCCCCATGTAGGTGGATAGTAAGGCTTAGTATCTCTCCAGCCGGGAAATACTTCTGCCGGTATAAAACTTTTGGCTAGTTTTTCTACAGGCTTTATTTGTTTGCGTAATTCTTTTTTAAAAAGTTTTTTTGTGTCAGGATTTATGTCCTCTATTTTTTGCATGAGTTCATCAAAACCTTGTACATAAACAGCCTTAAGAGATCTATCGGACTTAAGCTTTACCACTATCTCCGCCTGACTGTCCCTTTTGTTTTTGCATCTTGCTCTACCAATATTGCTTTGATTGCCATATAAATAGCCGGATCAACCTCTAGTAAATCTTTAGGGCTAATACCAGTTCTTACCGACACAGAGGCAATCTCCCATATTTGACCATGCCGGTCTAGCCATTTTTTGCTTCATACAACAAATCAACATCTACAAATTGATTGATGTAATCATCACCAAAAGTTAATTCGGTCTTGCCTAAATCTTTTTCTATACGCCAAGCAAGCCACCACAAATCACTTTCCATTTGTAGTTCACCTAATCTCTTACGCCATCCTGTTTTAAACTCAGCCTCAAAGGCTACTTTCACAGATGGCGTAAGATCATAAGTAATCTTCTTGCCGTCTTTCTTTGTTATTTCAATCTTGTGCATGTCCCACCTTTTCTTTTTAGCTAGTAGCTTTTGTTAAAGCTGTAACTGGAAAAGTTACGCTTGCGGTTGCAGCGGCATCTGTTGATCCTGAAATGGGTGTCCATTGTGTGATCAAACATGACATGCTGTAACTTGGATTTGTAGCTGTGACTGTACCGGTAACTGGAATCAATTTGATTGCCAGTTTTGAACCAATCGCATCTTCAAAAAGACTGTTCACTGAGGCTGCCGCAAAATCATTGAAGATTTCCATGGAAATTGAGCTTACCTCAACCCCCCCGATCATATTCTGAACAGTATCGTTCATGGCTGTGATAGTCACAGCCTCTACTTCTCGGTTTAAGCTTACAGTGCTGACAAATGAAGATATGGTTGATGTACCTACAATGACTGCTACTTTGTTACCCATAAATATGGCCATATTTTTCCTTTCGCTAACCTATCAATTCCACTGAATATTGATAACTTAGGTAATCAATACTAGCGGATGTTATTGTGCCCGGTGATGCAGACACAACTCTTAAAGTTTGCACTGCACCGCTTAGTGTTTTATCAGCCTCAATAGCGGCTTTAATTGAGGTTGAACCGGATGAGCTGAGTAGCCCATCCAATCTTGATTGCCCATCTTTTTCACTCATGCGCCCGACCATAACAATTATATTGCAAGTTGCAGAGTCAAAACCTCTGTTAAGTGTGTAATCATAATTTATAGACAATTGACCAATAACTGCAAAAGCATTATTGGTAGGCACATTTGTAGAGTCAGGAACATAATCCATTACACGCAATCCTGTAATAGCCGTAAGAGCTGTTTTAAGATTTGTCCTTACTGTACTTGGCACCATTAGGCAATAGCAATCTTTTGATAAGCCCTGACCATTTGTGATACATCTCTGCCTACTGGGGACATGCGTATTACACCAAGGTCACCAAGACCTAAGACACCGCCCGGAGCATCTTTTCGCTTGTATAGATCAGCTGTAAGAATTAAACAAGCTACATTGACATCACTTGGTACAGACGGCCAGCCAAACTTAGCTGTGACTTGTACGCCGGGGCGTAAGCCGTTTTGTGTTAAGCCCGGAAATATAGGCCATGACTCTGTATTAGACACCATTGTTAATTGTGTAAAGGGTCTGCCAAGAGCTGAGGCTGTTAGTGGATCCATAATAAAATCTGTGTTCAAGGTCAATGTTTTTGTGTAAGTGCCGTTGCCGCCTTCATCTACTTTTACAATAAGGCCGCTTGTACTGCTAATGTCATCTGTATAAACAAAAATATCTGAGTACGCTCTATAAAGGCGTATTGTAGCTGCCGTATCTGCATAAAATCTGCGATTAGCAATCTTGTCAATTGAGCGTGATGATGACTCAACTAATTTTTCTAACAAAGTGTCATCTGTTGTATCTGAGATAGACAGGTAAGCCTTAATCTCATTAAGTGTTGCGTATCCATTTGTTATAGCCATGGTTGGTATCCAAAACCTAAAGTGCTCTGGGACATTAAGCAAACTCCATTCTTAAATACCAACCATAGTTAGGATCTAAGCCCCCTGGAAGGGTAGGGGGCTTAGAAGCTTTACTTTAGAAGCTTGGTGTTGCCAAGCCGGTGCCGTTAATTTGTGCAATTGCTTTTGGATAGCGTTCAGCTGTGAATGCTGACATTCCAAATAGCACAATGTTAATTGCGACCTTGCCGTTTGGCTCTTCAAAGGTGACATAAGTAGGAGAGTTTGTCTCTTCAAACAAATGACACTCATTTAGATCTACAACAAAGATTGTGTCTTGGTTTGTAGATGTGCCAATATTTGTTGCAATGTTAGCATCAACAATAATTGGCAAGCCAAGTATTGAATATCCACTTGCACCATACGCAGGTGTTCCATTGCCAGTACCCATTGCATTGATTGGGTTGTAAGCGTTTGGTACCACCAATGGGCGGTTTGATCCATCAAGGCCGGATAGTAAGAAGCCAAGGCGGCGTGGGTGCATAAGTATTGCGTTTGGATTTACATACACATTACTTTGGATCTGTTGGATCGCATCTGCAAGTTTTGGATATAGACCTGCAACTGTACCTGTAGTAGCTGTGTAAGTTACTAAGATACCGCTTGTCATTGTCTTTAATCCAAGAGGCTGACCATTTGAACCGGTGCCGTTAAGGATCGCATCATCAAGCTTGGTGTTGTAGGCTCTAATTAAATCACCTAGAACAATTGACTCTATGTTGTATCCACGCAGTAATGCTTGCTTTGATACTGAGGCTTGACCAGCAATTGTATTTACATCAACTGTCAAGGTTGTATCTGCCATGTCTTGTGTTACCGCAGCTGTGTTTTGAGATGTTTGATAAGCTGTTGTATTTCCAGTAGAGATTTTTGACAATACTACTGACATGCCTTGTGCAGGTAATGTGTGTTTGCGAGCTGCATCTGCGAATGGGCGACCAGCTCTAGCTAGTGGCGCATATAGATCAACAAGGTATTGAGGCACTACTAAGCCTGCAAATGAAGATGTGCTAACTGCACGCTTCTCAATTGCCATTTCTCTTTGATGGCGTTGAATACGCTCTAGCGCATCACCATCTGTTTTGAAATGTGATTTTAGTGCATCTGTCATAAAGTCATTACCAGAGCGTTGAGTGTAAGTAAGTTCTTCGCTTACAACGCTAAACCCACCGGCTCTTGACTCTTTCTTTGGCTCTACATTTGCATCAACCTTAGCTGCTAGATCAGCGGCCTTTTGGTTACGCAATTCAATATCGGACATCTGCTCAATTCTTTCATCTAACTTTTTTACTTCAAGGTTTAGTGCCTCTACATTGGCAAGTTCAACCTCTGATAGATCACGCAGTTCTTCGGCTGCACGCTCTACTGTTGATGAAATAAGAGCAGTCTTTGTTTCACGCTTCTCACGCAGAGAGGCTAGAAATGTATTAGACATTTTTCTCCTATAAATTAGTTTAGTTTGTGAGAAGGTGTGACTCGCTGCAATACAGGGTCAGGTGTTCTACTATTTCTATTATATCTGTTTTTTTAAGTTTTGTAATATTTGTACAGCTGTGTTGTATCTAGGTTTTTTATCTTTATCTTCATCATAATCTCTATCTTGGTTTGCTATGTTTTCTGCCCAAGACTTACCGGCATCACCGCCCCATAATGCCCATGCAATTCTGCCGTTTGAAGGGTAGCCATCTTCTCCGGGGCTAAAACCTTCAGCTTGTTTATCTACCTCATGCCTTGCAAAAAAAGATACCATGCGATTAACTGTGTCTAAAGGTAAGTCTTTACCACCGGCAATGTCTCTACCTCTAGCAATACCTATCTCAGTGCCGCCTCTGCCAAACTCTCTACGCCAATCAAGTCCTCTTTGTGCCTCTGTCCTCATTGCAGCTGTAGGTGTAAAGCTCTCGGCTCTTTCTTCATTCTGAGCTGCCCATCTGTTGCAATAATAATCTGCCTGCACATTGTCTTCCCAAAGATTACAATAACCATCTTGGTAAAAATAACAATTAGCGCAATTGCGACCCTCTGGCACATCTTCACTAGATGCCGGTCTATAATTTTGGGGTAACTCTCTTGTACTAAACTCTGAAATGTTTATTGTTGTTAATTGATCCTCAGCTTGAGCTTGAGTTTTGTGACAGCCTATTAACTCATTGTTTTCATCTTTGACTACTGCAAAACCTTCACAGTCTGGATGATTACTTACTACGCTGTATGGCATCTAAAATCTTTCTAGCTTCATCTAGTCTAGGTGTTATTTGAGGTGCACCTTGTCGCACTCCGGCAACAGCGGCCATATCTCCATAAGCTCCAAAGGTCACAAGAGATACCTCTGCTAAATGCGCCTTTATACGCTCCATAACACCATCTGGTCTTTTGCGGTTTTTAATAGGCATAAACCCAATAGATAATTGATCTAATGCGCCATCTCTTACAAGTTCTAAAGCTTCATCACCTTCTCTTGTTTTTGAAATTCTAAACTCTGCATATAAACCATCATCTGTTTCTTTTAACAAGGTGGCTCTACCTAGCACATTGTTTTCACCATGACCACGCAAAAGTTTTACTCTGTGAGGTGCTCGGATAACATCTGCAAAAACACCTTTTCTAAATATCTCAGTTATGGTGCCATTGATGCGCTGCTCTTTATTGTATGGAACTGCTATGCCATAAATAGTGCGCCCATCACCATCTGCAAGGCGTAGTTGTAACTCTACTGAGTATTGTCTATTTTCTATATCATTGTTCATCTATTACCTCTTGTACTTGTGAGCTTGCATCTGTCTCATCATCAAATTCGCCCTCTTCATAATCCATAGACTCAAGGTTTTCTCTGTCACGCACTTCATCAACAGTTAAAAATCCACTTGACAGTGCGGTTGCGTATGCCGCATAGCGACTAGCTGTGTCTGTCTTAAGCATTGAGTCATATTTAAATTTAGCTGTTTGTCCACGCACTAATAGATCTGAGAAGGCGGCCTCAATTCTTTCAGCTATGGGCTGTATTGAAAACTTAATAAGCTGTAAGTTTTCTTGTTCAACATTGCTATAAGTACGGCTACTGTTTGGTGCGCCTAAATAGTAAGCCGGTAGGCCAAGGATGTTAGCGGCCTCTGTTAATCCG